AAAGACTTTGACTTACTACCGTTAGCCTGGAACTTACCTTCTGGTTTTCATTATGCTACTGGTTTAGTAGAAGATAACTCTACTACATTTCATAAGCTAGATGTAACCACAGAGGCTCTTACAGATATGGTAGCTATCGCAGCTGACATTAAGTTCTTTGTTAGACCAGGCTCTGCCTTAGGTTTACAACTAAGAGAACTCAATAATGCACAGCGTGGTGCTTACTTTGCAGGTAATGCAGAGGACATAGCTGTACCAGAGATTAACTTACGTGGTGACTTAGATACTATAGCTAATATAGTAGCTAAATGGGAAGGTGATTTATCAAGAGTATTCTTATTATCTAATGTACGTGACGCTGAACGTGTTACTGCAGAGGAAATAAGGCTTGTAGCTAGGGAACTAGAGAGTTCATTCGGTGGACTTTATTCTCAATTAGCTTTACAATGGCAACAGAAAGAAGCTGACTACGCTTTATCTAAGATGAAGATAGGGTCTGTAGGTAATCTTGATAGTCAATTCGAAGTACTTGTTACTACAGGTATGGAGAGTTTATCTAGGGAAGGTCAGATTGATAACCTTAGACTAGCTATCAGCGACTTGCAGATGTTAGAAGCTGTGCCTCAGGAAATTAGGTCTATATTTAATCCGACTAGATTCGGACAGTTTATCTTTGTAAACAGAGGAGTTGCATTAGCAGACTTCTTGAATACTCCTGAAGAGTTACAAGCTATGCAGCAACAGGAGATGGAGATGGCTGGTAGACAAGCTGAGATAGATACTGCTGCTAGTGTAGCACAACATGCTGGTAAATCAGAAATAGATAATATGGACGGTCAACAATAGGAGAGTATATGACTGATGAAAGTAACCCACATTCAAATGTTTCAACTGAAGAGCGTAAAGCTGCTGAGGTAGCTGAACAAGCAGCTGCTAAAGAAACCCCAGTTGAAGAAGCCCCAATACAAGCTGTATCAAACACAGAGGCCAAGGATAAACCTGTAGACCCTGAAGCAGATGCAGCTCTAGTAGAAGATGATAAAGAGGAATCAAAGCCTGACGATGGTGAGGCTCCTCTTGATACACAAGCTTGGGGAGATACAAATAGTGAAGTAGGAAATAGTGTTCTGAGATTAATACAGAACGCTGGAGGAACACCCGAACAGGCGAAGGCATTATTGTTTGACGCTGTACGGGATAATGATATGTCTAAGATAGACAAAGCAGAACTTACTAATTTAGTAGGTGAATCAAATGCTACAATCATTATGTCAGGTGCAGCCTCCTATGCTACAGAGATAGCTGCTAAAAACGTAGAGATAGCTAAAACAGTTAATGAAGCCGTAGGCGGTGCAGATAACTGGGAAGCTATACAGAACTGGTCAGACAACTCTGACTTACCTGATGCAGAGAAAGCAGAGTACAATGAACTCTTATCTGCAGGAGGTGCTAAAGCTAGGTTCGCAGCTACAGAACTATTAAGCAAATATAATGCCGATTCTGGCAACACACAAATTACGGACACAAACCGAGTTGACCCTGATGTTGATACAACTACCCAGTCCGAAGCTATAACTGCACGCGAATATTATAAGCGTATGGCTATGGCAAACCGTAAAGGTCAAGATACAACAGCTATAAAAGCGGCAAGAGCAAAAGGCCGTAAGCTAGGTATCTAACCTATAAACTGGGAATAATCCCACAACATTAAATATAAGGAATTAATATGCCTATCCCTTCAGACTCAACTCACTTGAGTGCTCAGGCTACATCAGAAATGATTGAAGAGTATGCTGGCGCAGTGGATTCACAATTCGCTAAGTCGTCAATCATGCGTGGCTTCGTAAACATAGATAACCTACAAGGTACAGACACAAAGATTAAGCGTCGTGTCGGACGTACTGTTCTTAAGAAGGTAGTAGCTGGTGTAAGACCCGATGCTGCTCCAACTTCATTCGGACGTACAGCCGTAACAGTCGATACGATTTCATTAGCTCGCGATAACCGTGACCTATTGAATGAGTTCCAAACAGACTTTAACGCACGTCAACAGTTAGGTATGGACCACGGTAAAGAACTTGGTAAACTATTTGACCAAGCTCATATTATCGCAGCTATCAAAGGTGCAGCAGCAGCTGCTCCAACAGATGCCGATGGTACTAACTACAACGGTGCATTCGGTGCAGGTTCAACAACTACAATGGCTGCATCTAATGATGACCTAGACCCAACTAAATTCTATGAAGCTATTGCTGCACAGATAACAGCTATGGAAGAAGAAGACATTGACATTGAAGAATGCGTTGTGTTCGTACGTCCAACATATCAAGACGTACTACTTAATAATGACAAATTGCTTAACCGTGATTTCTCTTCAGACAATGGTGACTTTGCAAATGGTACATTCAGAACGCTTAAAGGTGTTCCGATTGTGTCTACTACCAGAATACCAACTGCTGCTATTACTGGCCATGTAATGTCTGACGCTAAGAACTCTAACTTCTATGACGTAACTGCTGCAGAAGCTAGAAGTAAAGCTATCATTATGCACCCTAAAGCTCTATTCGCTGCAGAAACTATACCATTAACTTCTAAGGTATACTACGACGATAAAGAACTTCAGTGGTTCATCGATTCATACTTAGCATTCGGTGTTAACTATGACAGACCAGATTGCGCTCGCGTAGTCCGCTCATTCGACTAAATAATTAACGAGGCTCTCCTGTTTATTCGGGAGGGCCTTTTTTTGTTTTATAGATTCCTGAGCTTTTGCTCTCCGTGGGTTCGGGAATCTTTACAACAAAAAAGAAAGGAACTACTATGCCTACAACGGCCAACATTAAACTGAGTTTAATAAACAGTATGTTACGTACAATAGGTTCTGCTCCCTTAGCTGGAGAAGACACGTCACATCCTGATTACATTACAGCCAATGCGGTGATTGAAGAAGTCATAGAAGATTTCTCAAGTAAACCTCTATGGTTCAACAATTCAATAGAAACCCTATCACAAGATAACGATGGTAGGATTCCAGTACCTACTAATGCTGTAGCAGTAGACCCTACAGATGGGTCTAACCTAGCTGTAGCAGGAAACTTCTTATACAATGTAGATAAGAGGACAGATATTATAGGTAAAGATGTAGAGTGCTACGTCCACAGGGAAATAGAACTAGGGCTTATGCCCAGGGAAGCCATTAAGTTTATTAGGGCAGCCTGTAGATTTAAGTTCTATGCAGATGAGGATGGTGGTTCACAGAAGCTACAAGTATATGCACAGGCTGCACAGTTGTCAGAGCTAGAACTTAACTCTGTAAACATAGCCCGTATGGATATGAACTTCTTTGCCTCAGGTTCTGGAAGAACATTCTTTATACCTAGACCGTCTAACTATCAACACATAGGTAGTAGTGCTGGTTCAGGTGGAGTTAAAACAATATTTCAAACTAGCTAGGAGAAGTCATGGCTGATACAAATACATTAGGAAGTATGTTGCAAGGTATTAGCCAGCAACCTCCTCACATAAGACGCGATGGTAAAGTAACAGAACAAGTTAATTTAATGTCAGACGTTGTAGAAGGAATAAAAACTAGACCAGGTTCTAAATTACTTAGTGTTATAGAAGAAGGTACTGAGCAGGTTATTATATACAAGCCTGGTCAAACAGGCCCTGCTACGGTGTATACAGGCTTTAGAACTGATGGTAAATTCTATACATTTACAATGGATGGTAACACTTATCAAATAGGTATAAGTAAATTTGGTATAGAGATACTAAATCAAGAAGGAACATTACTTACAACAAACTTAACACAAGCTGCTGAAGATTATATAAATGATATAGCAGAAGACTTAGCTGTATATGTTTATGACAATGGTGAAGAAACTGTTGCGTATGTATTAAACAGAAATAAAGTAGTGGCTATGGATAACAGTGCTGCTACTATTGCAGCCCAGGAAGCTGAAGTAGTTAAAGATGTAGGGCTAGTAACCTCTTTAGGGGGACAGTTCTCACATACGTACAGCGTATATGTTAATTATGATGCAGGTAGTTTTAGTGGTTCGTATACAACACCTAACGGAACAGGCTCAGGTCACGCAGCTGAAACAACTTCTGATTATATTGCTAATCAATTACAAATTTCTTTAGCAGCATCCGCAGCTTTAGTTGATGTTAATATTTCTGTGGCTGTTCAGGGTTCAGTAGTAAGTATTACAGGTGCTCCTGGGATAACTATTACAGTATCAGATGGTGAAGGTGGTGCTACTTTAGTAGAATCAAGTAACGTAGCTAAAAACACTGACAAGCTTGCTAACACAGCTCCTCATGGTACACTAGTTAAAGTACATGGGTTAGATGGAACAGCAGATGATTTCTGGATGCGCTTTGAATCTAACTACACTAATACAGTAGGCTCTGGGTTTGGAGATGAGGGTATATGGAGAGAGTGGTATAACGTATCAGAAGCAGCAGCTTTAGATGCTGAAACTATGCCAATGAAGATGACTCCTAATGCTGCTGGAACTATTATGAATATAGATGTAGCTCCTTGGACACGACGACGTGTAGGAGACTCAGAGACTAACCCTGAACCTGCTTTTGTAGGTAAGAAAATAAAAGATATAAGTGGCTTTCAATCCAGACTTGTTACTGTAGCAGGACCTGTTACTAACTTCTCTGTTACTAATGAACCAACAGACTTCTTTAAGAACTCTGCTGTGGCTGAGATAGCAACTGACCCAATAGAAATAATATCAACAACTGCTGATGAGTTCAGTCTTTTGTATATAGTACCTTTTGATAGGGACCTAATACTTTTCGGAGATAGAGTACAATTTCTTGTGCAAGGTGGTAGTGCATTAACTGCATCTAACGCTTCATTAGTACAGACAACAGCTTATGATATACAAGATGGTGTTAGACCTGTAGCTACAGGTAGAACTGTTTTGTTCCCATTCTCTATAGGAGAGTACGGTGGAGTAAAAGAGTTCTATACATCTGGTAATATAGAAGCTAACCAAGCTATATCAATTACATCTAGTGTACCTAAACTTATAGAGGGTACTATAGAACAGATGAAGTACTCTGATACTGCGGATACCTTACTTATAAAGTCTAGTTTAAATAAATGGACTTTGTATGGATATAAACAACTGTGGGATGGAGAAAAGAAACTACAATCTGCATGGTTTAAATGGGAGTTTCCTGGAGAAATAATTAATTATAACTTTGATAAGAATAAGTTATATGTATTACACTTTAAAGGTGGGGTAACTAGTGGACATTATGGAGAAGTATGTCAAGTTGTATTAGACTTAGATAGTCCTAATGCAAGTGGGTTAGATTATCCGTTAGCTCTAGATTCGTATGAAATATATGATGGAGATGGTACACCTGACTATGGTGTTAGTATGGGCAGAACTAATATGCCTAACTATACAGACCCAGATGGATATGAATACTCTGTGTATCAATTCCTAGATAACAATCTAGTTATTATACAAGGTGCTGGATGTGATAGTCCAGGGCAACCTGCAGAGCATTTAACACCTACTGCTAGTGCATCTAATACTTATACAGATGGTACTGCTATGTGGTATGACTATAAGTTTCCTATTGCTACTGTACCTAAGAACTCTACACTATATGCAGGTTATGATATAACCTCTACATTTAAACCTACTATGCCGTTTATACGTGATAGTAATAACATAGTAATAAGATTTATAAGGTTAGTTATATCTAAGTTTATAGTTCATTTTAACAACAGTGGTCCTATGACTGCTACCGTAGGTAGTAAGTATAGAAACGCATCTGCACAGATAACATCTGTACGTACTTTATCTAATGATGAAGT